GCTGATATATCAAATACTTTTGAAACAATGGATAACGAATTTTTCACAAGGGTAACAAGTGATTCATCTTTCTAGTATAAATAGAACTATCATAAGGATTTAGAATGGCAAAAGCAACAATAAGTACAGGCTCATCAGCAAACGACGGTACCGGAGATACCTTACGTAATGCAGCTACTAAAATTAATGCAAACTTTACTGAATTATATAATCAGTTAGGTGCAGACGGTAGTAACTTAAGCCAAAAGATAAAACTCACCGATTCTGGTGGTACTGGAGTTGTAATGTTTCAAGGTGCAACTTCTGGTGATGACACACAAACAAAGTTGATTGCCACTGATCCTAGTCAAGATAATATAATTAATTTACCTGATGCAACAGACACACTAGTTGGTAGGGCAACAACAGATACCTTAACAAATAAAACTTTAACTACACCAACAATAGCATCTATTACAAACGGCGGTACAGTTACAATACCTTCTGGCGCTGACACTTTAGTGGCAAGAACTTCAACTGATACACTAACAAATAAGACATTAACATCACCTATTATAAATTCACCAAGAATTGGAACAGTTATTAATGACGCAAACGGTGCAGAACTTATCAAGTTAACTGCAACTGGTAGTGCAGTTAATGAATTAACAATTGCTAACGGTGCATCAACTACTGGGCCAACTCTTTCTGCCACTGGTGATGCATCTAATTTAAACATTATTATGACACCAAAAGGAACCGGTTCAGTAGAACTTAACAAAGCCGCTTTTAGCTCTACGACTGTTGATACCAACGCTGCTTCAATAGTAAGTGGCACGTTAATCATAGGTAATAAAAATTCTGGTGGCACATTAACTCTTAGTTTAGCAAATGGTACAACTACTGGAGAATATAAAATTTTTATAAACAAAGGTTCGGAAGCAATGGAGATTACGCCAGTTAGTTTTGCTCAAGGAACTAAATTTACTTTAGCAGCAAACGATGGATGTACATGTGTATGGGGTGGAGCAGGTACAAACTGGTTTTTGGTAGGAAACCAAACTTCAGTAACGGTAGCATAGATAAGGATTTAACATGCCAGCAATAATAACTAAAAAATTAAAAAGAAAATTTGCTCAACAAGTATTCGATGAAGTAAGATTAGTTTCGAACAGGTATTATATTGGTATAGGAAAAGCAGAGCCTTACGACTCTTCAGAAACTGTAACTACGCCTCTCGATAGTAAGCGAGAAGATAGAAATTTAAGAGCAGGTTTACAGTCAATGAAATCAGCTCAGGATTGCAGCTATGTAATACCAAGATATAATTGGATTTCAGGAACAAAATATCAAGGTTTTGATGATACTTTTGAAACACAACCTGCTAGTAATAGCTATTATGTATTAACTGAAGATAATCAAGTTTATGTTTGTTTAAAACCTTCAAAAGATTCATCAGGAGTTATTCAACCTTCTACTGTTAAACCTACTGGCACATCAGTAAAAGCGTTTAAACTTTCTGACGGTTATGTCTGGAAATACTTATATACTATGGCTGCTGCAAATGCAAATAAATTTTTATCAGCAAACTTTCTACCTGTTCAGTTGCAACTTGACTCTACTACTTTAGCAAGATCACTGGAACCACTTGAAGTTTTACAAGAAAACGTACAAAACGCAGCTGTGCCTGGTCAAATTTTAGGTATAGCTATGATTAATAACGGCACAGGTTATGTAGATGCCTCTCCACCTACAGTAACTATTCAAGGAGATGGTGACAGTACTCCTGCAATCACTGCGACAGTAAGTGGTGGATCTATTACAAAGATTGAACTTGATTCAAGTGCAGATAGTGCCATGCAGATGGGAAGAGGATTTGATTTTGCTAGTGTTTTGATACCGGCACCAGACAGCGCAGGCGGCATACAAGCAACCGCAAGAGTAATTTTAGGACCTGACAGTGGACTTGGAGCTGATGCAAGAACAGATTTACTTTCAACATCATTAATGTTTAACACCAAACCGAGTGGAAATGAAAATAATGATTTTATTGTAGGAAACGATTTTAGACAAGTAGGATTGTTTAGAAATCCAAGAGTATTTAAAGGCAATGCTGGTGCAGACTCTGCACTAGATGTTGCGTCTGGAAGAGCAATAAGATATTTATTAGTTACAAGCTCTGTTGATGCCGCTGATTTTACTGCAGATACAACTATAACAGGACAAACTTCTGGAGCAAAAGGAATTATTGATGAGGTCGTAGGTGATAAAATATATTTTCACCAGACAGAAACAACAGGATTTCATACGTTTGCAGAGAATGAAACAATAAGTGGTGGTGGTGAAGATGCAACTACAGTTGCAGCTGGTCTTGACGCAAACGCTAGAGGTGATTCAGCGGATGATATAAAACTTTTATCCGGAGAACTACTATACATAGAAAATAGAGCACCGGTTACTAGGAGCACTGATCAAACTGAAGACATCAAGGTCGTAATAACACTTTAGGAATTAAAATGGTAAGTACATTAACAAATCAAACTTTTAGTACAACTTATAAAGATGATTTTTCGGATAGTGCAGGATTTCATAAAATACTGTTTAACTCCGGAAAAGCATTACAAGCTAGAGAACTAAATCAATTACAAACTATATTACAAGAACAAATTACAAGATTTGGTAATAATGTATTTAAAGAAGGTGGCGTTGTTAAACCTGGTGGTGTAAACTTAAATAGTAGGTATGAGTTTGTAAAATTGGCTGGAGGAGCTCTATCAGGTATTGATATTAGTACAATAGTTAATCAGAATATTCAAGGTGGTGACTCTTTAATAGTAGCAAAAATAATTGAAGTTTTGCCAGCAGCGCAAAGCGATCTTTCTATAGATACTCTTTATGTGCAATATATAAACACTGGTTCTACCGGTGGAAGTACTACTAAAAGATTTGAAGCTGGTGAAGTTCTTACTGTTGGTGGTGGCTCTACAACATTTAATGTTCAAGGTACTAATACTGTAGATGATCCTGCTGTTGGAGCTGGCGTACAAGCAACTATTCTTTCAGGCGTATATTATGTTGCGGGGCATTTTGTTTTTACTCAGGATTTGTCAAAGATAATATCTCAATATTCTGATGACGCTAATACAGAAATTGGATTTCAAACTTTAGAACAAGTTGTAACTTCAGCAGATGACGTTAGCTTATTTGATAACCAAGGTGCTAATCCAAACTTAACTGCGCCTGGAGCAGACAGATATAGGATAACTTTAACTTTTGCAGAAAGAAATGATGTAAACTCTGATGAAAATTTTGTTCATGTTGCAACTATTAAGAAAGGTGTAATTTACAATGCAGTAAATGATACTAACTCATACAATGTACCTAATAAAGTGATTGCGCAAAGAATTAAAGAAAATTCTGGTGATTATTTCGTAAAACCTTTTTTCGTAAATTTTGAAAAAGATTCTCAAAACACTCACTTATTATTAAACGTAAGTCCCGGTGTTGCGGTAGTCGAAGGATATAGAGCAGAAAGAGATTTTCCTACGACGTTAAGAATTGCTAAACCAACAGAAACGTTAACGTTTACAAACGAAGCTACGCAAATAGATTTTGGTAATTATGTTATTGTTAATCCAAGTGTAAACACATCAAATAAAAAATTACCTAACATTGCAACTTTTGAAGAACTTAATTTAAGAGATGCCGTAGATTATGGCGGATCAACTATAGGTACTGCGCGTGTTAAGTCAATAAGCGAAGATGGCAATAATCTAAGATTTTATTTATTTGACATACAGATGAATTCAGGCAAATCATTTCGTCAAGTTAAAAGTATAGGAACCAGTGGAACTCAATATTTCGAGCCAGTACTTCAAAATGCAAAATCTGTCTTAAAAGAATCAATAATAAATAAATCTCTTTTTGGTGTATCACATCCTAGACCAAAAAATATAACACCTGTATCTTTTGCCGTGCAAAGAAGGTTTGCGGGGCTCACCACTGATGGTGGCGGTTCTGTATCATTAAGTGGTTTAGCAAGTAACGAAGTATTTACAAATGAAGGCGACTGGATAATTGGTACTGATAGTGATATATTTCAACCGAGTACTTTAACCGGTGATGCTAGTACGACTTTAACAGGAGGTGGAACCGGTGCAACGATTACAGGCTTACCACCAAGTCAATCAGTACAAGTTCTTGCATACGTTAATAAATCTAATCCAACTCAAAGACAAAAGGTCTTAACAACTACCACTAAACAATACACAGTTGTCAATAAACAAATAAATCTTGCAAAAGCTGATATTTTTAGTGTTGATGAAATTGTAAAATCAACTGATAGTAGTCTTTCATTTGCTGATGATTTTTTTGTTGATGATGGCCAAAGAGATAATCACTATGCGCTAGGAAAACTTATTTTAAGAGCAGGTAGAACCGCTCCAACAGGTAATGTAACAGTAACATTTAAGCATTTTACGCACCAAGGTGGTGACTTTTTCGGTGTTAATTCATATGATGGTCAAGTTGATTATGATAAGATTCCAACTTTTAGATTATCAAATGGTAAAAGAATTTTCTTAAGAAACTTTTTAGATTTTAGATCAGTAATGGATTCTGGAGGTCAATTTTCAGATGGTTCTAAAGGAGCGATTGTTAACGAGCTTCCTCAGCCTGGAACTTTAGCTTTATCAACAAACGAATATTACTTAGCAAAAACTGGAAAGTTAGTTATTGATAGAGACGGAATAGTAAGATTTTTTAACGGAACTGCTGGTTTTAATCCAGCATTTCCAGAAAAACCAGAAAATACACTTGGATTGTATGACATTAAATTAAATCCAAATACAGATGATGACTCAGACGTTGAAGTAAGAGCTATTAGGCACAAGCGTCACACAATGAAAGATATTACAAACATAGAAAAAAGGATCGATAGACTTGAAGAAATAACATCATTAAATTTACTTGAGTTAGATACAAAACATCTTGAAGTACTCGACTCTGCTGGTAATGATAGAACCAAATCAGGTTTTTTTGTAGATAATTTTAATAATCATAAAGGATCAGATATTACTCATAAAGAATACAGAGCAGCTATTGATCCTATTGGACATATATTAAGACCTGCGTTTGAAGAAAATAACGTTAAATTATTCTTTGATTCAGCTGCTTCGTTGGCTGCAGGAACAGTAAGAAGAGGTGATAACATCTACATGTCTTTTACTGAAGATTTATATATTAATCAAAAAGACGCTACCAAAGCAATAAGAATAAATCCATTTAACATTACAATATATGAAGGCACGATTATTTTATCGCCGGCTTCAGATGAATGGAGAGATATTGAAAGATTACCAGACATATCTATACCTGGCGGAACAGTACTTAACACACAAAATGCTTTTAACTGGAATAACTGGTCATGGAGTTGGGGTGGTATTCCTACTGAAGAATTAGCCGTAAATAATCAAACGCAGCAAATTGACAATATTGTAAATAGAGTTGTATCAGATCAAATTGTTCTAGATTTAATAGAAGATAGAGTAATTCAAACAGCATTCATACCTTTTTGTAGAGCAAGGCAAATATTTTTTAAAGCGACAGGACTAAGACCAAATACTAAACACTTTGCTTTTATTGATGGATTTAATTTAGGTAATCTAGTTAGAGAAGAAACCGGTGGTTTTACTAACTATGCAACAATAAATACAGATCCAGGAAATACTTTAAAAGATGTGTATACACATCCATCTGGTGGATCAGTAGACAATCTTGTAACTGATGGAAACGGTGAAGTTGTAGGCTCATTTATTGTTCCCAATAATGACGACAAAAGAGTACGTACAGGTTCAGTAAAGTTTAAATTAATGGATATAAATGTAGATAAAGAAGAAGACGCTGGTAGCCATGCCGCAGCAGCATATACCGCTACAGGTTATTTAGATACAAAAGAAGCTACATATACATCAACTCGAGTTCTTGGAATTCAAGGTTACTACATTAACAATCCCAACCAAGGCGGCGGTGGTGGTGATGAAGGCGATGGCACAACTGGTCCGGGTACAACATTAGATGCAGACAACGCAAACGACACAGCTGGTGATCCTCCAGGAAATCAGTGGGGCGGAGATAACAATGATTATTCCGGAGATGTTGAAGCTGATGGTGCAGATCAATCAGGTTCAAATCCAAGCAATGATTTCTCTGGAGATGTTGAGGCTGATGCTTCTGGTCCTGGTGCTGGTGATGCTAGTGATCATGGAAATTGGTAGAATTATGAAAAAAATAATTAATATAGGAGAATTATAAGATGCCAGTAACTTCAACCGGTTATCGATTAAACAAACAACCGATTGCTCAATCATTCTTTATAGAAGAAATTAACGGTGTTTACTGTACTCAGATTGATTTATATTTTCAAGCCAAACCTACAGATGGAACAGCATTACCTGTACAAGTACAACTAAGACCTATGATAAATGGGTATCCTTCTTCCTCACAAATAATACCAGGTAGTATTGTAACAAAATCTGCTTCAAGTGTTAATACTGATACATCAGGTCCAGAGCTGACACCTACTGAATTTAGATTTGATGAACCGATATTTTTAAAGGGTAAAGAAGACTTTGCCATTGTGGTGATTGCGGACTCACTTGATTATTTAATTTATATAGCAGAGATGGACCAGTTTACCTTTGGTGCTACTTCAAAAAGAATAAATAAACAGCCTGTACTAGGAAGTTTATTTTACTCGCAAAATGGAGCAACGTTTACCCCGTCTCAAAATCAAGATTTAACTTTTAGATTACATCAGGCTAAATTTACTAACACAAGAGGCACGGCAATTTTTCATAACGCTTCTTTAGCTCAAAAAAGATTATTTACAAATCCAATAGTTACTACAAGTGGAGATGCCACCGTAAGAGTAACACATAGAAGCAGTGGCTTACAAGTAGGCAGTAAAGTTAGTATAAGAGGAATACCTACAGCGGGTGTAGGTGGAATTTCAAAAGCTAATTTAGAAGGAAGTAGAGACGTAACCGCTGTTGATTTTACTGGATATACATTCGAAGCTGGCGCAGCGGCATCAGCTGATGCAGTAGGAGGCGGAGATAGTTGCTTTGCTACGACACACATTCCATATAACTTAATCTATCCACATACACAAATATTACAACCAAAAGATACGTTTGTTGCAACAGCCTTTAAACCGGTTCAAACATCATCATACGCAGGTGCTGAAATACTTCAAGAAAAAGTAACTGACTTTCAAGCATTACAAAGAAATAAAAATAATATTGCAGAAAATAGATTTGTTGTGATGTCAGATAGTAATGAAAATATTTTATTCAGTGACACAACAACGAAGTCGCTTGATTTTAGAGTTAACTTATCAACAGCAGATTCTAATGTTTCACCTATGATTGATACTCAAAGAATGTCTGCTACATTATGTGATAACGTTATTGACTTTCAAGATTCGGCTTTAAGCAGACCTAATTTTAACACGCCTCTTGTTTTTGGTAGTGAAGATTCTGCAGTAGGTGGATCCTCTGCAGCCCGTCACTTTACAAGAGTTGTAGAACTAGAAGAAGATGCTGTTGGATTAAAAATACTTTTATCTGCAAGTAGACCTAGTGAAGCTGATTTTCAAATATATTTTAGAACAGCAACATCTGATGAAGATATAAAAACTAAAAATTTTACTTTAGCTCCAGCTGAGAATGTAATTCCAAGTTCACAATCTAGAGAAGTTTTTAAACAGTATACATATCTAATAGGAGGCGAAGGCGGTAACTTGATTCCAGCTTTTACAAAATATCAAATTAAAATTATTATGAGAAGTACTAATCAAGCTAAAGTACCTTTGATTAAAGACTTAAGAATAATCGCATTGGCTGTTTAATGAAACAAAGTCTAGTAAAAATAAAAGGGCATTCTGGTTATGCAAGAGTTAAAGATACAGGAATAATATTGAATATAAATAAGAATGAAATACAAGCAGCAAGAGAAAGAAAACAAAAGCGTTTAGAAAACGAAAAAGAAATTAAAGATTTAAAAAATGAAGTTAGTGATATTAAATCTATGCTTAAAACTATAGTGGAGAAATTAGATGGTTAGACCAATAATAGCATTAGCAGATCCAGTAACTACGCTTGTAAATCAAACGAATCAAATTTCAGTTAACGTTGGTGATCCTGCTAACTTGGCTAACATACCGGGCAGCGCTGACTCCGACTTAGTACAAGCGATAAATGCTGTTAATTCACTTGTACTTAAAACAGATTCAGATAATATATTATCACTGGTAGCTGTACAAAATTTACTTGATAGCGCACGAGCACCAGCAGTTATAAGAGCAAATTCATACGACAGCGCTGAAACACAAGCCTTAATCAACACAAATATTAGTGCAAACAACTCTATCATTTCTTCGTTATTTCAAAAAGATAGTGCAAATGGTATTGGTTTTGATTCGTCTGAAAAAAGATTCTTTATTCCAACCGGTACAGTAAATAGTAGCATGCTTGAAAATAGCGCCGTTATTCACGACAGAATAGCAGCAGATGCAGTTGATAGTGACAACATAGCAGATAATGCTATAAATTCTGAGCATTATACTGATCTTTCAATTGATACAGCGCATATTGGAAACTTACAGGTTACCGCTGCTAAGTTAGCAGCTGATGCAGTAGAAACAGCAAAGATTGATGATTTGGCGGTTACAAATGCAAAGATCGCAAATACAACTATCGAGAACGGTAAGATAGCAGACAATCAAATCACAAGTGCAAAATTTTCAAGCGCCGTAACTATACAGATAAAAGACGTAGCAGGTAACGTATTGAAAACTATTCGTTCACCAGGAAGTTAAATAATGGTTAATGTTGTTTTAAAACAGACTTCTAGCGGTACTGTTATTCAAGAGATGAATGATTCCGCTGATAAAGATTATTTAGCGCACGTTTTACTTACAGACTTTAACTCATCAGATGAAGGTGTTGGAACATTAGCAGTCAATCCTTCAGGTAGATCAGATAGCTCTGATTTAGTTTTAATTGGAACATTTACTGATACAAACAGGACAACTGCACCTGGAGGTGAGCCAGCAGATTCAAGTTTCAATTCTAGTTTCTTTAATTTTTATCAAAATTTAGGTACTGCAAGTGAAAGTATATCAAATGCCACTAGACCTTTGGCTCTTGACAGTTCAGGCGATAATATTCAAAGAATGAATGATACAAAAGTAAACGTTGACTTCATATCTGACACTCAACAAAAATTAGTTAATAGCGGTGTTGGTATGTATAAGTTACAACCAACTGCACCTACAGATGGTACATGGGTTCAAAAAGCAACAATAACAGACAGCTTGCAAAATACATCTAATACGACTAAACTTTGGAGAAAATCAGCACCTGCAAGTACACCAGCAACGGTAAGACCTTTGAAGTACGTGGCTGGAAGTTCGTCACTAAGAGAAATGACTGACACAGAAATTAAACAATATACAGCCAGATTAAGAAACCAAATAAAAGATGGTGTAGGGCAATATAAGTTACAGACGTCAGCGCCTACTAGTGGAGGAACGTGGGTGGTAGCCGGTGTGGCTCTTAATGACACGCGTTATCAAATATTGACTAGTCAATTTACTAGTGCGCAATTTTCTAATACATTCCAAGGTTTTTTCTCTAACACTTTTACCGGTTTCTTTAACAGAAACTATGTAGCATTTTTTAATGGAAATCAAGGTGGTAGCTTTGCTGGAACGGTTTCTAAATTTTTTACTGGCAATTTTAGTAATTTCTTTACCGGTTTTTTTACAAGTAACTTTACCGGAATTAGAGTTCAAAACACCACAGAAACTGTTAATACTGTGAGGTTATGGGTTAGAATCGCTTAATTATTGGAGTATATTATGGAAAGAAAGTTCTCAGACCCTTATTGGGGTAATCAACAAAAAACACAAGTTATATGTCAGTTTCATCAAAAAGATGGAAAGACGCAAACTGCTTCTATTATGGACACAGAAGATGGTAATCCAGATTGGAAACAGATATTTGAAAAATTTACCATTGAAGAAATCGATGCAAACACTACTAAAAAACTAGAAGAAGACAATGTTTATAGAGAACAGAAGAAAGCATCTCAAAAAGAACAATATGAAAGAATGAAAAGTGACGCTCTATTTGCTGCAAAACTTGAAGCGTTTGAAATTGAAGAAGTTAAAAATTCAAAGAATAGAGAGCTGAAATCAAAAATAAGAAAAGCAAAAACTATATTAGAAGTTACTGCTTTTACGGCAGCTGTTATTTTAAAAGAAAATGAATAATGGTTTTATTTACGTTGCATCTGTAGAAAAATCATTTTTAGTTGCAGCACGATACTCTGCTCAAAGTTTAAAAGAATACTGGCCAGAAAGTAAAGTAACTTTATTTACGATAGATGGCTGGCCAGAAGAAAATGATTACAATATATTTGATAATATTGTAACTAAACAAGTGCCTAATCATATTAGAACAAAACTATGGGCACTCGATAAAACTCCATACAAGTTAACATGTTACATAGATTGTGACACATACGTAAATCATGAAGACGTACAGCTAATATTTGATCAGCACGATAGTGATTATGATTTGACTATAACAAAAGCAAGAAGGTACGCTGCATCAATTGAATCAAAATTCAAAGGCGGAGAGTTAAAAGACCATTGTGGGTTATTCATATATAATAATAAGAAACACACGCTTGAGTTTATGAAGCAATGGTGGTTACTCTATAAAAAACAAAAAGATGGAACATGGAAATGGAACACCGATTTATATCCTGAATACTTAAGACCTTGGGATATGTGGACTTATTGGTGGTTACAAAACAAAACAAAATATAAAATAAAAAGAAAATATTTTCCGGATCCAGACGCAAGATGGAATTTTGTTAATGTTTATAAAAAAGATGAATTAAATAATAAACCTGTTGTAATAACTCATCAACCCATACCAAAAAGTATAAGAAATGCAAAATATTGAAATAAGAAATAATGAACTTTTAAAATTACTTAGTAATTTTTCTAATTGGTTTAACGAAATAGATAAAAAAGAAATCAAAATTCAAGGTAAAAAAGATAATAATGAGTATTACACGAGTGAAGAATATTATGAATCGATTAATAAAAAAGATCACATAGGTTATCCAGAAGAGACACATGGTATCGATTTAAATATGACAGAAGCAACTCCATTGTCTTTTAGAGAAAAAATAAGAAATATAGATAAAGATTTTAATTCTATACTAGGTTCACGAAACTGCGCAGTTAAAATGTATTATCCAAAGAACGGTTACATGGGTTGGCACAATAATAATAACGCTCATGGCTACAATATTTTATTTTCATATTCAAAAGATGGAAATGGTTTTTTTAGGTTTAAAGAACCAAAGAACTTAAGTACAATAACAATGTTTGATTCTGCTGGATGGA